CCCGCCCTTTGCAATGCGTGTGTGTCCCATTCCCCCCCTCTTCCGCTCTGCCTCTCTGCCTCTCAGGTCCATCGCCAAGCACTGGTGCTTTACCGTCAACAACCCAGGGCCGGAGTCCCTGCGCAAGCTGCCGGACGGCTCCTACGACTACCTCGTCTACGGTCGGGAGACCGGGGAGGGTGGCACCCCTCACCTGCAGGGCTACATCTGCTTCAAGACTAAGCAGGCGTTCTCCAAGGTCAAGAAGTACCTGCCCACGGCCCACCTCGAGTGCATGAAGGGCTCTCCCAAGCAAGCCAGCGACTACTGCAAGAAGGACGGCGACTTCACCGAGGAGGGTACGTGTCCGACAGGGGAGCGGGGCGCCCGGGCCGCCTCCGCGGCCCAGGCCGCCAAGCTCGCCGAGGCCTACGCCCTGGCGGCCGCGGGGAAGGTCCACGACGTGGAACCTGGTCTTCAACTTCGTTTCTATCGCTCTCTGCAGGCCATCGCCCGCGACCTCGCAGCGCCCCCCGGCAACGCCGCGCCTCTCTCGGATCAGCACAAGCTGGGTCTGTGGCTCCACGGGCCTGCGGGGACGGGCAAGAGCCGCTTCGCTCGGGACATGTTCGAGACTCCGGAGAAGCCGCTCTACCTCAAGCGCCCGGACGAGTGGTGGGACGGCTTCCCGGGGACCGGGGTAGTTCTCCTCGAGGACCTCGACCTGGACCACGCTCGCCCTCTGAGGCGGCATCTCAAGATCTGGGCCGACATGTACCGCTTCAACGCCAACGTGAAGGGTGGCCAGCTCCTGGCTCGCCCTTCTCTACTCATCGTTACGAGCCAGTACTCTATCAACACCATGTGGGAAGACCTGGAGACGCGCGAGGCCATGCATCGCCGGTTCCAGGAGATAGCCTTTCCTGCGACGAGTCCCTGCCTCCTCAAGGGCTTTCACCCTCTCTGCATCGGGCCCTCTCGCCTCCTCGAGACTGGGGAGGGCTCTACCATCATCCTCAGCCGCAGCTCCAGTCCGAGTCCAGCTCCTCCGACGGCTACGCGGACGACGGGTTCTGCACCGGCTGCGGCCTCCTCGGCGAGTGCGACTGCTCCTCGCCGGCTCCTGGAGCGGGCTTCGGCCTTCTGTGGGCAACTCCCTCCGGTTCGGGGTCCCCCTCTGCCAGTGACGTGGGGTGGGAGGACGAGTGGGGAGGTGCCGGGCACGGACAGTGGGGCGGGAGTGGGGACGGGTCGGACCTAGGTTTGGGTCCGAGTGACTGGTACACCAGCAAGTAAAAACCCATAAAAGCGGAGCTTGCCTCCGCTTTTGGTGTGGCCTTTTCTCGTTACTCCGCCTCCCCCTGGCACCATGGTCGGCACTTTCTCTTCGTTTGGTCGCGAGAGCGGCGGGTATCGGTCTTCTTCGGGCAAGACCGCCATGCGTGCCATGCGTGCAGCCTACAAAGGGCGCAAGGCGGCTCTGGGCAACATGAAGGCTCTCCGAGCGCAGAACCCCTTCTGGATGGCTGCGCAGCCAGCTGCGTTGCAGGGCGGCGGGGCTCGCGCCAGCGAGCTCAAGCGCGTTGACTGGGGCACCTCGCAGAACAGTGGTGACAACGATGGCAACAACGACACGCTCACCGTCAACGCAACGGGGGCCGTGGCTTCGCTGGGTGGCATCGCGGCGGGCACTGGGGACTGGCAGCGGATTGGTCGCGAGACCAATGCGCGTAGCATCGAGCTCACTTATGAGTTCAAGCCCATCGCGGTGGCCAGGAGCGCGCCTATGGACATGGCGCGGGTTCTTCTGGTGTACGACAGGCAGACCAACGGCACGGCACCCTCAGTCAGCGACATTCTGCAGGACTACAGCGAGAACAGCGGGGCAACCACCTCCGTCGACAGCGGGCTCAACATGAACAATAAGGATCGCTTCCTTGTCCTCTACGATCGTCGCATCCAACTGCCAGCTGTCACTACGCAGGTGGCGGCTCCCAGCATCACTGCTGCCTACCCCAACAGCTTCGGCGGCAACGGCGAGTGCACGCAGGACGGGTTCGGTCTGCAGCACAAGTTCATCAAGCTCCGTGGTCTCACCACGCACTTCAAGGGGACCGACGGGGGCACGGGTAGCATCGCAACGGGCAGTTATCATCTTGTGGTCGTTGGTGGGATCGCGGCGGGCTCCGAGTGCTTTGAGATCCCGAAGTGGCACGCTCGTATGCGGTACACGGACAAGTAAAGAATGGCTCCGAGGAGCTCAGCGAGGGAAGCCCCGGAGGGGCTGACTGAGCGTTGCGAACGAGCAAAGGCCACACCTACTGAGTGACCTGGGGGTGTGGGGGGCGCAGCCCCCCACAGAATGATCACAAACCCTCGAACGCACCGGGGGTACGCGGGGGGCGCAGCCCTCCCGCGATGGGGGCGTGGGGGCGAAGCCCCCAACAACAAGCAAAAGACAGGTGAAACCTACGAACCGATCAAAACCTAAACTACTATGAAGAGAGCCGTTAAGCCTCGCGCGGGCACGCTGCGCTGAGGTAGGCTCGATGAGCCAAACCCACCCACCCTAGCCTAATTATAACAAGCCCCTAGACTCTCTGCTCTAGCCTAAGCGGGCGGCGCACATAGCCGCCTGCGTGGGGCGGCCATAGGGCCGCCCCACTCAGCGGGTAAGTGAAAATATAACTAATGGTGTCTTTGGTGTCTTTGGTGTCTCTGGTGCCTGTGGTGTCAAGCGCCATCAGGTCTATCAGAGAACGCTACACAAAAAAGCATATAAGGCCGGCTTGCCGGCACCCATCAGGCACATTCGGCACCGCAGTTTCCCGCCAAAACCGCCTCAACCTTCTTCTCAATGTGGGTCACGTGCCTATCCGAATGGAGGACAGCTAGTATTACCTGTCCTCCATTTGGCATGGCAAAGGCCGCGGGGGTAGGGGCTCCCGCCCTTTGCAATGCGTGTGTGTCCCATTCCCCCCCTCTTCCGCTCTGCCTCTCTGCCTCTCAGGTCCATCGCCAAGCACTGGTGCTTTACCGTCAACAACCCAGGGCCGGAGTCCCTG